TCCGCAGAATGTCTACGGCGCGAGTGGGACATCGTGGGAACAAAGAGGAGCGACACACCCTCTCCCAGTAGTGTTGATTTATATTTTCATGTGGTAAGACACTAATGTGTTTGTTTTTAAGAAAACTAAACCGTTAAAATCTACTCATCTGGAGTCTCAGGGTGGGAATTATGCCCCAATGATGGAATGGTAGTCATGCCCGCCTTAGAAGCGGGTGCGAAGTAATAGTAGCGTGAGAGTTCAAATCTCTCTTGGGGTACGAAATAAGTGAGTCTATCGCTGGGAACAGAGGAAGTTCGCGACTGCAAAACCTACTGCGGGAGATGTTGATTAAATTCCATCGTTATAACCGCACAAGCAGCAACACAAACAGATCTAGAGTGTCGGTTTCTTAATAATGATCGGGTTGTGGCAAAGATAAATGATAGAAGAGATACAAAATCGCGGCTATTAACTTATTTAAATTAATCCTATGGTGCAACGGAATAGCATACGCCCCTTCTAAGGGTTTGATACAAGTTTGAATCTTGTTAGGATTACAACTTAAAACCGACTCGGGTTAAAGAATAAGAGGGAACCTGCGACTATGTATCGTAAGATAAATTAGACAAAACTTTACCCTTCACATTAGGTGTTATCGGTGACCTAATAATTTGCTTTCTTAGCTCAATGGATTAGAGTACTCGGCTACGGACCGAGAGATAGGAGTTCGAATCTCTTAGAGAGCACATTAAGTTGATTAACATGGTGTTTATAGTGTTAGCGGTTAGCACGTATGTTTGTGGTACATAAAGCGATCGGTTCGAATCCGACTAAACACACCGTAGTACTTTTTGAAATTGGGCATAATTATAATAAAGATTATGTCAAATATTAATAAGGATAAAAAATATCATTTTATATATAAAACTACTAATTTAATAGATAATACATTTTATATTGGGATGCATTCAACATCAAATTTAAAAGATGGATATCTAGGTAGTGGCGTTAGAATAAAAAGATCAATTCAAAAATATGGTATTGATAACTTTAAATTTGAAATATTAGAATATTGCGAGTCGCGGGAATTATTAGCCGAAAGAGAAAAATATATAGTTAATCAAGAAATGATTGATAATATATTATGTTTAAATTTAAAGTGTGGAGGACGTGGAGGATTTACATCGGATATTGCACGTAACGGGGCATATGAGTCTAACAAAAAGCAGCGAATATTAATAGATACAGACCCAGATTGGGTTAGACGTAGGTATATAAATATGAGTACTTCTAGAAAGGGACGAGTTTCCTATTGGAAAGGTAAAGTAGGCTCCTTTAAAGGAAAAACACATTCAGGCGCGACTATATCAAAAATGTCTTTAGCTAAGAAAGGTAAGTCAGTTAAAGAGGCAAATTCGCAATTTGGCACATGTTGGATAAACAAAAATAATATATATAAAAAAATACCATTATCTGAACTAACTCTTTTTTTAAAAGAAGGATGGTTGCGAGGCAGAAAGGGATATTCTAACAATAATTATAAGAAAGGAGATTGGTTATGAACCTACAATTTAAATCTTTAAGTACGCATGAAAATGTAACGGATATATTAGAATATATCAATAACATATTACGTTTTAAGCCAGACACTAAACTGTATGTTGGTACTGACTCGCAAAATGGTAAACGCTGCACTATATATGCTACGGTTGTTGTTATGCACTTTAATGAAAATGATTCTGGTAAAGGTGCTCATGTAATCTTCGCAAAAGAAATTTTACCTAAGATTAAAGATAAATATACTAGATTATGGGGTGAAGTTGAACGTTCTGTTGAAGTTTCAAATATGTTAAGAGATGGCGGATTATTTATTAAAAATATTGATTTAGATTTTAATGAAGATCCAAAATACCAATCAAATACGATTTTACGTTCAGCAGTTGGTTATGTTGAAGCTTCTGGATATGAAGCTAGATGGAAGCCACATGATGCGTATAGTGTTAGAGTAGCAGATCAAATTTGTAAATAATATGGAAACAAATAATATTTTATATGATTATGTATTATGGAATAATACGTATGAAGGTATGTGGTATGCTATTAAGTGCGAACATATAACAGCCTATTTTGCTGGCGGTGATTATCGTGAATCAATTCCTGAAGGAGGATATGCAAAAGCTGATGATTTAGATAGTCTAATAGACATTATCTTTTTAGTTAATTAAAAATAATAAAGCTCGATTTATTTCGGGCTTTTTTACTGTTTAAATGTACGTTGTTAGATAATTATATTAAATTTATTTAACAATATGGCATACACAAAAGAACAAATCGAAGCCGCAGTTAAATCAAAAGGATATGTTTGGTTTGAAGGCGCAAAAGATTATGATTTAAACATCGTAGGAATTAGAAATTCTGCGACAGGTAACAAAGTTACTAACGTTTTTGATGATACTATGACAGTATCTTACAAAGTTAATGGTCAATGGGTATTTAAACAATGGCCTTGCACAACCGACCCGGGCACAAAAGGAGTAAAAGAATTTCATAATGCAAATGGAGTTGCTCGTTTAGTAGAAGGACAATACAGAGGCTCACATACTATTGGATTACACCAAGGTAAATACGAAGCTTTAAAACAAGCTAAACCAGTTAAAGTATATAGAGATGCTAACAAAGATATGACTTATGATGAAAGTAAAACTGAAACAGGCGTTTTTGGAATTAATATTCATAAAGCTGGCGCTGATTCTACTTATGTTGAGAATTGGTCAGAAGGTTGTCAGGTATTTAAAAAATCGGCTGATTTCGATTCGTTTATGGTAATTGCAAAAGAAGCAGCAAAAATACATGGAGCTTCTTTTACTTATACATTAATTGAAAGCGCAGATATTAAGTAAAATAACTTAAACTAATTGATAATCAAACAGCGACCTAAAAAATCGCTGTTTTTTTATTTTTTATTAGGAAATTTGAAATATTTTCTTTATCTTTAAGTATGTTAGATATATTATATTTTTCTGCACCGTGGTGTGGACCTTGCAGGGCTATGAAGCCAGCAATTGATAAATTTGAAGAAACTTTAGACACTACTAAAGTAAAAATTATACGAGTTGATGTTGATCAAGACTCTGACTTAGTATCTTTATACAATGTTCAGTCCGTTCCTACATTTGTATTTGTTAAAGATTTTAATAAAGTAGAATCGTTTACAGGAATTAAACCTATTAAGGATATTCAAACTATCGTAGAAAAATGGAGCTAACACTTATATCTAAGGAAAAAATTCAATCAAGAATTAACACTTTAGCAAATGAAATTAACAAAGACTATTCAAATAATAATAATCTTGTGTTTGTGTGCGTATTACGTGGCGCTTTTTTATTTTTCTCTGACTTAGTCCGCAAACTTAATTCTGATGTTGATATTGAATTTATTCAAGTATCAAGTTACGAAAACGGAACGGAGAGTCAAGGATTAACTATTAAATCAATACTAAGTAATAATGTAAAAAACAAAACAGTATTTCTTATAGATGATATTGTAGATACCGGTAATACCTTAAAAAGCTTATCTTCTATTTATAAAGATTTAGGAGCAACAGATGTTAAAACGGTAACGTTAATATGTCGACCTGAAAGTAAAAATCTTGTAGATTATTATGGATTTGTAATTGGAGATGAATGGATTTATGGATATGGATTAGATTTACAAGGCAAAAAAAGAACTTTATTAGATATTAAATATATTGAACAAAACATCGATTAATATGGATAACGAAAGAATAAAAAAGATTATTTTAGAAATTTATACAGGTCAAGTAAATATGCAAGATGCTGTAGATTTAATTACAGAATACATGATAGAGAAAAAAGGTTCTGTAAATCAGCAAGTATTACAGTATATAATTAATCAAGCAAATCCATTTGCAGCACAAATGCTTCAGCAAGCCGTAGAAATTGCTAAAAATCACTTTGAAGTAACAAGAGTTATGATAACGAGGGTATCAAAAGCAGATGGTACTTTTATATTTGCATTTTAATAATATTTCAAAATGAAATTAGTTTTAATTAGCGATACACATACAAAACATGAAGATTTAGTATTACCTCAAGGTGATATCTTAATTCATTCAGGAGATTTTACTGGAAGAGGTAAACCTTATGAAGTAGAAGAGTTCTTTGGTTGGTTAGAACGTCAATCAAAAAATTTCAAGCATGTTATTTTTATTGCTGGTAATCATGATATGTGCTTTGAATATAAAAGTACATGGGTTGTAAATGCAATAAAATCTTTACCAACAAATGTACATTACTTAGAAGATTCAGAAATTATAGTTGATGGAGTTAAATTTTATGGCGCCCCATGGCAACCCCAATTTTTTAACTGGGCGTTTAACTTACCAAGAGGAAAGGCGTTAGAAGAAAAATGGGAAATGATTCCAAATGATACTGATGTACTTATTACTCACGGACCTCCAATGTATATATTAGATTATACCGTAAGAGATATGTGGAATGTAGGATGTTTAGCTTTATACAATAAAGTACTACAAATTAAACCAAAACTTCATATATTTGGTCATATTCATGAAGGGTATGGAGTAAAAGAACATGAAAATATTACATTTGTAAATGCAAGTAGCGTAACAGTTGGGTATTTATTAATAAATAAACCTATTGAGATTGAATATGATAAAGAAAATGGTATAGAATTTTTATAATTTTATACCTTTTTTCTTGTTTATTTGAAAAGTGCACCTTATATTTAATAAAAAATAAATAAAAATTATGAGAACATATAAAACAGTTGAAACTGATATTGATGTAGAAATAGAATTAGAAGATGTAATTGATTTTATTACGAGTGGCGCTGGTAAAAAAGACTTACAGGAAATTTTCGAAACAGTATGCGATGAATTAGGTATGAGTCAATCATCTATTAATTCAGGTATTGAATCTACGCAACGTTATGATGATTTAATGGAAGCAGTTAATAATGCAGTTAATCGTCACGTAGATTTAAGAGTAATGGCTAATATTATTAATTCATTAAAATAATATGAAATTAGAAACAGTTAAAAAGCGAGTAAAAAAATACTACCCGGAGGCGAAATCTTATAAAGAATTAGGATTATATTACATAGGCATTCCAGATACAATGGATGATATTATTATAAATTTATTTGATGAATATTTTATTCAATCTACCGAAACAGAAGAAGAAGCATGGAATAAAGCGCTTCTTTGTTGTAAGACTACTCAAAACTTTAATAGAACACACCCGGATAGACTCGATGAGATAAATGAAAGGAAACATACTCTTCTTAAAACTAGAGCAAGTAAAATACATACGACTCGAGCTCAAAATAAACTAAAGTCAAAGATATTTATTAATGATTAATTGAATTATTAATGGCAATAGACTTATCGGTAGTATTTAATGATTTGAATATTAAAACTAAAATGGGCGAATCTTATAATAAACTATCACCTAATGGCGATACTTTAAAAAAATCTATATTAGATAAGTTATATAACTTGCAAGCTCACTTAGAAAATTTAAATGATATTACAAATGTATCTATAATAGATCTTGTAATTGAGTATATAGAAGTACATGATAAATCATTATCAGAAGATACTAAAAATATTCTTAATGAAATAGCACTAAAAACTAAATTTAAATGACAGCACCATCTTATGTTTATGACAATATTTTTTTAAATGAAGTTGATTATAAGTTTTTTCAAGGCTTACCGGTAAGAGAGAAGCTTATTTTTTTATATGATCTTTGTTTAGAAGTAGAAAATTTTAATGAAGAATTTGAAGATGAATATGAAACCATTAATGAAGAAGATGGTGTTTTTTTACCTAATAAACTTTTAAAATTTCTCGAGCAAGCTTCATATGACCAAAACTATGTTCATATATTAATGTTACCTGATGCATTAGTCATTTCCGGAAATTTAGAAACTGCATTAGAATCTACCAAAAAATATTTATTTAATGATGGTTATATTTTTACGATTGATAATGAAGTACAACATTTATTAGATAAAGAAGTAAAACAGCTTCAAGCATATTTTAAGTATGTAGAAGTACATAAATTACTTTCTATCATTTATCCTACCAGTTTAAATTAAGCCCATACGTTGGGCTTTTTTTATGTAAATAAATTAGGTTTTTTAAATTGTTTTCCTTATCTTTATGATATGATAAGAAATTTAGGTTATGCATGTATTAATACTACTTTACAAAAAAGTAAGATTACTACTAATCGAGGTATGAAACAAGCTACGTTTAAGGCTAAAGGCCTTCCGTATGCGTCTGAACTAGCATTAAAAAATGTTATTGATTTAGAAAAAGTTATTCATTGGAATGAAGCTAATGACATTAAATTTTTTCGTATTAGCAGCGACATTTTTCCGTGGTGTAGTGAGTATGAATTTAATCAATTACCAGACTTTCCGCAGATTAAAGAAGTTATGGAGCGCATCGGTAAGTATATACGCCTTCATAGACACCGAATAACTGCTCATCCTGGCCCTTTTAATTTATTAGCATCACCTAATGAAGCTGTAGTTAAAAAGACTCTTATTGAGCTTGAAAATCACTCTAAAGTATTTGATTTATTAGACTTATCTGATTCTCCATATAACAAGATTAATATACATATAGGAGCTACGTATAATAATAAAGAAGTTGCAGCGCAGACTTGGGTAAAAAATGAAAAGCGTTTAAGTATGCATACTAGATCTCGATTAACAGTAGAAAATGATGATAAAGCATCTATGTTTTCTGTTAAAGATTTATATGATATGGTTTATTCTGAATGCGGAGTCCCTATTGTATTTGATTATCATCATCATCAAATTTGTACGGGTGGCTTATCTGAGTTCGATGCTCTTAAATTAGCTTCTAGCACATGGCCATTAGATGTAATTCCAGCAACTCATTATTCTGAAAGTAAATCATTACATTTAAATGACCCGAAAATTAAACTGCAAGCTCATAGTGATTTAATTAATGGCCCTATTAATTGTCATGACTTAAACATTGATGTTATGATTGAAGCTAAGTCTAAAGAGTTAGCATTATTAGAATTTAGAAAAAAATATTTTATAAAAGATTAGGAAATATGATAAAATCTAATTATAATAATAGTGGGATAAAATAAGAATTGGAACCACAATATATATATATTATTATTAAATAAATAATATTTATATAATTATATTAAATATAAATCAGTCATGAGATACAAAGCACAAACACAAACAAAACTGGAAGCAGTTAACAATCAATTATTATCAATCGTAAAAGGATTAGATACTCACACATTATCTGCTACACAAGTTGCTGCTGAAATTCAACAAGTAAGAAGTAAAGTAGAAAATATTATTTCTTTAATAGAGCTTGAGCCGCTAGATTATGGTTATTAGACGTTTTTAAGGGGCGTACATAAAAAATTAATATACCTTAATAAAAGAATACCATATTTAATTTTTCTTATTTTAAATCAATTAAAAACGTTAAATCTTCATTGTTAATAGCAGTGGAGATTTATTTGTTTATATACGAATTTTTCTTTATATTTAGTTATGATACCTAGAAAATCAGGAAAAAATATTTATGGCGAGGCTATAGATAATTCTAAAACAGAAAATACTCAAAAAGAAACTGAAACAGTTTATGATGATTCATATGAATATGACATAAACTCTGCGGAGTATTTATTTAAACAAATTGAATACGGTTTTAATGTTAATCAGGAAATAATTTATTTACATTCTCCTATTAAAGATGGCGAAACATTATATAGCATAATGACTGCTATTAATATATTTTTACATTATCGTACAGAGGAAGATGTAAATAGACCTATAACTATTTCATTAAATTCTCCAGGAGGAGACATATATGAAATGAATGGAATTATAGATTACATTAATTCATTACCTTTTAAAGTAAATATAGTTTGCAGGGGTCAAGCAATTTCAGCCGCGGCTTGGATTTTAGCTTGTGGTACTGGAGTTAGAGCTATGAGTAAACATTCTACATTAATGCTTCATGAAGGAACTTATGAAATGCAAGATAAATTTCATAATATGAAATCTTCGTTAGATTATTTTAATCATTTAGAGGTATTAGGTTATCAAATGTTAGCTGATAAAACAGGCATCGAATCTAGTTTCTGGAAAGATAAATGTAAATTAGATTGGTATATAACTGCGGAAGAAGCATTAAAATTAAAATTAATAGACAAAATAATATAAATATGAAATTTACAGAAGAAGAATTATTAAAAAATTGGGATACGTTCATTAATCTTATTAAAGAACATATTTCAGAACCAAGAAAAACTTCATTAATTAAGATGTATGAAGAATTCCAAGAAGATTTAATGTTAGCACCAGCATCAGGAAATGATAACTATCATAACTGTTTTATTGGAGGATATATTGATCACGTAATACGCGTTGTTAATTGCTCGATAAAATTATATGAAGTATGGGGTGAATTAGGCGCAGAAATTGATGGATTTACAAAAGAAGAATTAATTTTTGCGGCAATAAATCATGATTTAGGAAAAGCAGGTAATGTAAAACAACCGTACTATATTCCAAATCCTTCAGATTGGCATAGAAAAAATCAAGGAGCTTTATATGAATTAAATGATAAGCTTCATTTCATGAAAGTACCGGATAGAAGTTTATTTACATTACAAAAGTTTAATATTCCTGTATCAGAAAATGAATATTTAGGAATTAAACTACACGATGGAATGTACACAGATGCTAATAAAAGTTATTATATGGCATTTAAACCAGAATTAGGTCTAAAAACAAACCTTACGTTTATATTACATCATGCAGATCATTTAGCTTCTAGAATTGAGCATGGTCATAAAGAACTTAAAAATGCTGCTATACCAGTTACAGTTGTTAAATCATCAAAACCATCAATTGCAGATACATTAACTTCAAATGATACTTCGATTGATGATTTATTTAGTGACTTTTTTAAGAAATAAGATATGATATATACATTATTAATTATAGTAATTGTAGCATTATGTTATATACTATATAATTTACTTAATAAAGTTGAAGTACATGAAGAACGTATTTTAAGAAAAACAGAAGATATTGAATTATTATTATCTAGATTCCAAGAAATTTCTAATAAAATGAAAGAAATTGATAACAAAAAGATATTCGAATCTGATGATGAAGTTGGTGTTACATTTGAAATGTTAAAGAATTTAATTCAAGATAACGAATTTTTATTAGACTATTATATAAAAGAAGATGACAAAGACGGTAGCGGTAGTAGATAAAAAACAATATTTTACTCAGGAAACAGAAAATGCAATTTGCAGATATATTGAATCTACAGATTATACAGAAAAAAATAAAATTTATAATGCTAGTATCAAAAAGCCATTTGAAAAAATAGTAGAAAATTGGATTTTTAAATTACAAGCCTGGAAATATACAGAATCATATACAGATCTATCTAATGATACTATTACATTTCTTTGTGAGCGTTTAAATAAATACGTTCATGCTAATGGAAAAGCATTTTCATATTTTTCTGTTATTGCAAGAAATTATCTAATTTTATTCATTAAAAAAAGTCATCAAAAGATAAAAAATAACGTTGATACCGAAAATATTGATATTGAGCGTAATTTAATGAATGAAGAATCTTATAAGGAGTTTGTAGAAGATACGTTTGATTTTGTTGAAGAGTTTGTAAATTATGTAGATTCTAATTTACCTATTTTATTTGATTCTCAAAAAGAAATGTCAGTTGCTGATTCTGTTTTAGAATTATTTAGAACACGCGATAATATAGAAAACTTTAATAAAAAAGCTTTATATATTTTAATACGAGAGCGTACCGGATTAAAAACTCAGATTATAACTAAAACAGTAAATGATATTAAGTTAATATATGAGCTCTTGTATAAAAATTTCAAATTAAATGATAGTATAAGATTAGAACCTTATAAATTGCAAGAATTAATTAGAATGCAAAAGATTAGGGCTAAGAGATAATTATTTTAAAAGATAATTATGCCAACTATAAATGATTCCATTTACGGTAAGACTTCTTTAGCAGATGTATTTAAAGAAATACATGTAAATCAAAAAGAAAAAAATAAACAAATAGATAATTTAATACAGCAGTTATCTCCATTAGTAAAAAGTATTAATGATGCTGCTGTAGTAGTACCACTAATAAAAGAATATTTAGATGTGGGTGTTAAGAACGACGAGCAGTTAATTAAAATGACTTCCGTCGTTCAACGACTGTTAGCGTCTGAAGCAAAACAAAAAGCTGATTCAGGTATTAGTGATTGGCAACTATCTCCTGATGAATTAAAACAAATACAAAGTGATTTAAAAGATATTAATCAAATTAATAAAGATATTGAAGAATCATTAGTTAAACCAATTAAATAATGTTACAATCTGCAGAAGTAATAGAAGTCATTTTAACGGATACCATTGC